CAACGGTGCTATTTATTGGATGGCTGGAAATCACGATAAGGGGCATGTAAAGAAGCAAGACTTACTATCACGATTCGAGGGGGTTGACAAACTAAAGAACATTCGTATAAAATGTATACTAGAACGTAACGGAGGTATGGTTGAATTCGATAAAAAGATTGTGCTCTGCCATTTTCCACTCCTCTCTTGGGAGGGACTTGGTGGGGGATCTTGGCATCTTCATGGCCATTGTCATGGCTCTCTTAATGGACAGTTTGGGGGTCTCCGTATGGATGTGGGTGTTGATTGTCATCCTATGTATCGACCATTTAGCCTTGATGAAGTAATCGATTACATGGATTCTCGAAAGGCCGAGTTCGTAGATCACCATAAGGGAGCAGATCTGTGACTGATAAAGTTCTGATTATCATTCGAGGGCTTCCTGGGTCCGGGAAGAGTAAATTAGCAGAGATGATTAACTTCTACTATGATGTAGTGGGCCCAGAAGCAGTAGCTATTCACGAAGCCGATCAATACTTCGTGAAGGATGGTATTTATAAATTTAATCCTCTGGAGATCCCTAATGCACATCGCATGTGCTACAACAACACAAAGGACTCACTTGTTGCTGGACGTGAAGTTGTAATCGTTAGTAACACCGCAACTCGGCGATGGGAGTTTGAGAAGTATATCGCCATTGCTCGGGAGCATGGTTACAAGGTACAAGTCATTGATGTTCACGGAGAGTTCGAGAACGTGCATGGAGTTCCCGAGGAACATCTAACGAAGATGGAAGAACGATGGGAGCCTTTCAATAGGGAATTACTCATCAAATGAGATGGTATACATATATTGATCCGGCAGAAGACGGCGGGACTGATTACCACATAGTTTCAGAAGAATGGATTAGAGACATTTATTTCCAGCATTGGAAGGGAAAGATGGATGAGAAGTATGGAGAAAACTATGATGACACTAATTTCGAGAACTGTCTTTTAGACTGGCAAGTAGTTAATTGGTCGGAGGAGTTTTCGATGGATCGTTTGTGGAGTTTTCTGGAGCGTAATAAAAAGGACGGGACACACGTCCATATAAATGGAAAACTACTTAGTTCTCGATACGGAGAATAGTGGTGCGCTTCGGAATAAAGCCCATCCGTTTGACCCCAGGAATGCATTACTTCTTGCTGGACTCCGCTGTAGAAATGATGTTCGTATCTATGATATCGATTATTCTGGGCGTCCTTACGGGGATTCTTGTGTGGCTATTCGATCCGCTATCGCTGGAGCCGATCTTGTGGTGGGTTTTAATCTCAAGTATGATTTGCATTGGCTGCGGCGCTATAACGTACTTCCTGGAGGAATAACTGTATGGGACTGTCAACTAGCCGAGTTTATTTTGTCAAATCAGACAGAACAATACCCATCATTGGGAGATTCTTGCTCCCGACACAAAGTGATTTTGAAGAAAGACACCTTGAAGGAATACATAGCTCAAGGCTTGGACGTTTCAGATATACCCCTACCAGAACTTACCGAGTACCTAGAGGGAGACCTGATATCCACCGAAGAACTCTTCCTTAAACAGGTTGACCTAATCCGAGAAGCAGGTCTCTGGAACCTGTTTCGATTACAGTGTCAGGATCTACTTGTCCTTGCGGACATGGAATATAACGGGATGAAATATGACCTTGAAAAATCGAAGAGTCTTGCGCAAGCTTGTCAGGTCGAAGAAGACGAGCTTTCTCGATCGCTGTGTAAATTGGTGGACCCCGAGATTGCTCCCCACGTTAATTGGAATAGCGGTGATCATCTCTCTGCTATTCTGTACGGTGGTCGGATATCGTTTGATTTGCGCCATGAGAACGGGGTGTACAAGTCTGGGCGTAATGTAGGTAAGCCCAGATACAGGATTGAGACAATTGAATACACGTTCCCGCAGCTTGTTAAGCCCCTCGAAGGTTCGGAACTCAAAAAAGAGGGTTTCTATAAAACAGACATTGACACACTCAAAGCCCTTAAAGTCCGTGGAGCAGCAAAACAGATTGTTAATACAAGTCTTAGACTGTCTGAACTCAGTAAAATCCGTGGAACTTATTATGAAGGAATACCAAAACGCTTTGAGCAGTACGGGTGGGAAGATGGGCTGGTTCATGGACAGCTTAACCAATGTGTTGCTGTCACCGGAAGAACTTCAAGCTCTAATCCAAATCTCCAAAATAATCCAACAGAAAGCAAGGAGTGCTTCGTAAGCAGATATGAGTAATTATAAAATTCTAAAGAATGCAGCACGGTGTTTAAAGTGTAAAGAAGAGATTGAGAGCAAGCATCGTCATGACTTTCGATGGTGTGCGTGTGGCTCTATTGCCGTTGATGGTGGTTTGGATTATCTGAGACGTGTTGGTGAGATGGATCTAGTCGAGGATCTGTCCGAGACGGAGGAAATCAAAGATAATAATTGAGGGTGACGCCAAAGGGCTGGAGGTTGTATGTGCAGCGTTCATGTCACAAGATCCTGTGCTGTGTCAGGAACTACGAGACGGAGTAGATATACATGGAATTAACCAAGAGCGATTTAAGCTCCCTAAGAGACTCACTGCTAAAACTCTTAAATTTCGTTAATAGCTAGCGAAAGTAAAAGCAGGTGAACTCGGTGGAACTCCAGACCGGACAATACCGAGCCAAGCGAAAGACTTTGCATTTCGACTACTGATGTGGTATAATATAGGTATTATGCATACTTATAAAACTTCAGTGGTATTTAAATCATGCGTGGATTGTGGTTCCCCCTTTCAGCGTAGTGGGCAGAATCATAAACGATGTGCTTCCTGTAAAGATGTTGTAATGAAGGCTGCAATAAAAGCATCCAATTTTAAATCAGGAAGATTAAATGGTAAGGGGTCCGGATCGAATACTGGAATTGGAAAAGAAAACCATATGTATCGACATGGAAAACTTACCTTTAAACGATGGGCACGAGAAAAGAAACAAGAACTAGGGCATTGTGAAAGGTGTTTTAAGGATCTTAGAGAGGCAACCCATTACCAATGGGTAGGCCATCATAAAGATCATAACCAAATGAACAATGTTCCAGAGAACCTTGAGCTTTTGTGTCGTCGATGTCATCAGTTAGAGCATGATTGTGTAAAGGCTTTTGAAGGTGTAACGACCAACCGTGATAAAGTAACGGGTAGGTTCAAGCGAACCGAAGCGCCTGCCACGAGGCATCGTGATGAGATGGTCTGCTCTGCATAGGAATATGCAGCAGTCGAAAGACGGGTAGAGATTAGCGACCTCTACTGAACATATAGGATACTCTATGGAGGTACAGAGTACGGCTTCGTTCACGATTCCGATTTCAGTTGGATATCTACAAGTGTCGACTATTGGCGAGGAATTATCGAGGAGTATTACGCTAAATACCAAGGTATTCGTAAATGGCATGATACTCTCGTTCGATCAGCGATGGAGACCGGTATATACGTCTCCCCTACTGGACGTAGATATAGTTATAAACCTTATAAGAACAAGCGTGGCGAGTATGTATGGCCCAGAACCCAAATCCTAAACTACCCCGTACAGGGATTCGGAGCGGATCTCATGAGTATTGCTCGTGTATCAGCAGCAAGGAGGTTAGCCGGTAAAGTAGACTTTATAAATTCAGTTCATGACTCAATACTTGTTGACAGCCCTAACGATATCGTGTATGATGTATGTTCGATATTAGAACAGGTCTTCAAGGATATCCCGAAGAACTTTGAGAGACTCTTCAAACAAGAGTTCGGCCTTCCAATGACCGGCGAAATGAAGTACGGTCCTAACTGGAAGAATATGATTGAATACAAAAAAGAGGAAAGATAAAGACAATGCAAATCACAGTAATCTCCGTAAGTAGTCCTGAAACTAAAACCAAAGGTAAGAACAAGTGGCAAGAAGTAACCCTTGCGTATAAGTCCGACAAGGGTGATAAAGAGAAGAAGTTCCCGAGCTACGTAGACATCTACGAAACCATTCGTACCTTGGAAGATGGATGTACGTACGAAGTACGGCTTCAGAAGGATGGTGACTACTGGCAGTGGGTAGGTGTCGAGAAGATTGAAGGCGCTGCTAAGGCTGCTACGACTGGTGGTAAGTCTAGCTCTGGTGGTAACGATTGGGCAGCGAAGACACAGCTTGATCGAGAACGCTTCGAGTTCGACAAGGAGAAACAGATCCTTATCATTCGGCAGAGTAGTCTGGCCTCCGCCGTATCGCTCACCACGAGCCTCGGAGGTGATTTGTCGGAAGAGCGTATTGTTGGTCTTGCTGAATACTTTACTAATTATGTGCTAAATGGCCCGTCAGAGACTCAATCGGATGACGAACCTGACATCGCCTAATAAAATGGAAATAAACGAAGAAGTTTATAAAGATCTTCTTGAGAGAGATATTTTCTTGACCTATCTTGAGAGTTTTGGGGTTGATAATTGGGAGGCATTTGAAGATGCCCAAGCAGCTTATCTTACCGATAAAGCCAAACGTCCTATAAATCTATAATGCACTCACTCATCGACGGTGATATCCTTGTGTACCGCACCGGGTACACCGTCAACGAGGAAGGTCAGGAAGGGCTCGCAAGAGCCCGTATGAACGACACAATCCAACGCATTCTTGATACTACCAATGCTCGTGACTTTACGATTTACTTATCAGACTCAAAGAACAACTTCCGATTGAACTTGTTCAAGGACTACAAAGCTAATCGTAAACAACCGAAACCAATTCATCTTGAGTATCTACAGAATGTGTTGTTGAAGGACTGGAAAGCGGAAGTAGCTTTCGACGAGGAGGCTGATGATGCTCTCGGCATCAACCAGAAGCAAGACCACTCCACCTGCATATGCACTATTGATAAGGACTTACTTCAGGTCCCCGGTTTGCATTACAATTGGGTTACTGGCAAATCACGATCCATTGGGGATGTGGAAGCCAATTCTCGTTTCTACGCACAAATCCTCACAGGAGACAGTACAGATAATGTCTCGATTGCTACTGGACTTTCCTGTCCCGGTATTGGGCCAGTCAAAGCTGAAGCTCTACTAGAAGGATGTAACACCGAGGAAGAGATGTTTCAGGCGGTATGTCACGCCTACTACAAAGCCCTTTATAAAGATATAAGTCCTGGGCAAATCCAAGAACGTATTTTACTTACTGGACAACTTCTAAAAATAAGAAGAAAGGTTGGAGAAATTTGGACCTTCCCGTATACACCAAAATTTGTGGAGGAGCCCACGCCGTAGTTGTGTGGGATAGCAAAGATGCAACAGCAAAGCCCCTTATCGGGGCGTATTTTTCGCCGGTCCACGGATGGCTCCCGTGTTCGTGGACTCGGGATGGGATGTATCACATAGATCCAGAACGTCAAACTGACTATTGCAATCTTGATTTGGTGTGGGTGAGAGAGAATGAAGTAGAACATTAAAACATGCCGCGTAAAGCAAAAAAGAGAGATCCAGTATTCAAAAGTCGATGGGAACGTACCATCGCAACCGAACTGGAGCGTTATAAAACCCCGATTCAATATGAAGTAGATGTACTTCCGTACACGATTCCGGAGAGTAATCATAAATACAAGCCGGATTTCAAGATTTCGGATACCTTGTACATAGAAGCAAAGGGGATCTTCGATCAGAAAGATCGAGACAAGATCCTCTTGATTAAAGAGCAACATCCTGGCATCAAGATCTGTATGGCTTTCATGAATGCCAAGGGTAAAATCTACAAACGATCTAAAACAACGTATGCTGACTGGTGTGAGAAAAACGGAATAGAGTGGTCTCACGGAGGCATAAAGAAAGAATGGTTAATCACCGATAAAAACAATAAGAAATGATTAAACTTTATAATCTTGAACAAAAAGAAGATGGGTCAGTTACAGTCCAGACAGAACTTTCCCCCGAAGATATGTTGGCCCTTCTCACCATCGGTATGTACGCATGCATGGAGCGAGGCGTGATGGTGAAATCCCTAGCGGGCCACTTCAATTCCCAAGACGATGATACGACAGACGCCATTAGTGGCGAAACATTTGATATTGACGAATACCTAGACGTTGCAAAGGAAGAAGAATAATAATATGCAAATCGAAGCTCAAGACTACATCCGTTTGGTTGAATCCGCAAATACCCTGTGTTTCTTTGATATTGAGGCCACTGGCCTTCGTGGTGACTATAATAGCGTTCTGGTGGCTTCTATTAAGCCCTACAACAGTGATCCTTATAGCATCGTTGTTAAGCAGCCTGGGAATGACCAGGGCGTAGTCCGTGAAGTTAAATCAGAGCTTGAGAAGTACGATTGTTGGGTGACTTACTACGGGAAGGGTTTCGATATCCCGATGATCAATACCCGTCTCTTGAAGTGGCGGCATGCTCCCGTCGATAAACGACATCACATTGACATGTACTACTCGCTCAAGAGTAACTTGCTCACGGCACGTCGGAGCCAAGGTCACTTACTATCATGGTTGGGCACCCCCGAACAAAAGATGACGGTCGGGGCGGATGTCTGGAATGAGGTCATTCAAGACCCGAAGGGTCCGGCAATGAAAACCATGATTGAGCGTTGTGAGAGCGATGTGATTGGTCTTCAAGGTCTGTACGAGAAGACGAAGCACGTTCTGCGCGAAATCAAGCGATAAGCTATGGACGCCGTTGATCCGATCACTACTAGACAGCGTGCTAATTCTTCCTGGGAAGATGTAGCAATCAATCTTAACACTAATAGGGCCGAGGACTCTCGGCTCCGAAAGGTTCTTGATCATGGGTATGTTCGGTTGGTCGATTATATGGGCAGTGATCTCTCTGTTGTTCGCGCTGCTAGGGTTAGCTATGATGCTGAGTGGAGAGCGGGACAAGACTCAGGCAGTGATGCTCGTCTCATCAAATATCTCATTAATCACCAGCATACTTCTCCTTTTGAGCACGTTGCTTTCACTTGGGAGGTAAAAGCACCGATCTTCGTTCTTCGTCAATGGCATCGCCATCGAACGTGGAGCTATAACGAGGTCAGTGCTAGGTATACGGAACTACCGGAAGAGTTTTATGTGCCGGAACTTGATAAGATTACTACGCAGGCATCTGATAACAAACAGATGCGAACTACCAGTGAGCATCCAGAGTCGGTATATATTAGAGATAAACTGGAAACGGCAAGTTACTGTGCCTTTATAGACTACCAAAAGTTGTTGTCAATGGGGTGTCCTCGTGAACTTGCTAGGGCGATCTTGCCCTTGAACACGTACAGCCATATGTTTGCAACCGTGAATCTTCATAACCTTTTAAAGTTTATAACTCTTCGCAACCATGAACACGCTCAATACGAGATTCGTGTTTACGCGGAAGCGATGCTGGACTTGATAAAACCAATCGTACCTGTTTGTGTGGAGGCATATATGGAGCAACAGAATGTTGCGAAGGGAGTGAAACGAGCATGCTCATAAAGCCGCTTGATGACTACAAGAAATACGACGTATTCCTCGGATACGGATGGGAGAACTGGATTCGCGTTAAGATGGATCGAAGTCGTGTCGAGGTCGTAAAGACCAGTATCGAAGAACTAGATGCTTCGACACTTCGATTGATCTACTTCAAGATTAAGCGGTTGATTGACCGTGAGCGAGGTAACAAAGATGGCAGCTAAGTATTGTAGGGATTGTAAATACCGGAAACGGATGCCGATTCAACAAGGCAATCAGGCAGGAATGATTGATGTCTGTATCCACGAAGAGTTCGGAGATCCTGTGACTGGTGAGCCGCTGGCAGCCATGCAAGTACGTTCCATCAAGGAACTTTGTGGGATCGACGGAAAGGGATTCGTAAAAGGAATTCCCGATAAGGAGGATGCCCCAAAGCTTGTCCTTGGTGGGTAACACTTGTGATTGAATGGGAAGAACTACGAGATTTAATTAAGGATCGCTTGGAGCCGCCAGAGGTCGTCGAGATGTTGGAATTAACTGTTGATGACCTTCTGGATGCCTTTCAAGAAACGATTTACGAGAAGATGGGGAGGGTCCAAGAGACCCTTGACTTGGGGGAGGAAGTTACGGACGAATGAATGACTACGAAAAGTTTATTTACATGTCCCGCTACGCAAAATGGCGGGACGACTTAAAACGACGGGAGACGTGGGATGAGACTGTTACTCGCTTTTGTAATTTCTTTCATCAGCGTCATGGCGATACATTTCCTTATAAACGTATTTGGGAGGCTATTCATAATCTTGAGGTAGTACCAAGTATGCGGGCCATGATGACAGCAGGCCCGGCCCTAGAGCGTGATAACATTGCCGGTTACAATTGCTCGTATGTAGCAATTGATCATCCTCGTGCTTTCGACGAGGTTATGTATATTTTAATGTGTGGTACAGGAGTGGGATTTAGTGTTGAAGAACGATACACCCGAGAACTCCCTTGCGTTGCAGACGAGCAACACCCGACTGATACAACAATTGTTGTCTCGGACAGTCGAATTGGCTGGTCAAGTGCATTACGTGAGTTACTTAGCCTCCTCTATAGCGGCAAGATTCCCAAATGGGACGTATCGAAAGTCCGGCCTGCTGGAGCAAGACTTAAAACTTTTGGAGGACGCGCAAGCGGTCCTGAGCCGCTCAATCGACTATTTGAAGCCTGCGTTAATCTCTTTAAAGCAGCATGTGGTCGAAAGCTCACAACGGTAGAATGCCATGACCTCGTTTGTAGTATCGCTGATGTGGTCATTGTTGGGGGTGTACGCCGTTCTGCACTTATCAGTCTGTCTGATCTTGGCGACAGCAGACTTCGTAATGCTAAGTCGGGTCAGTGGTGGATTGATGCTCCACATAGGGCTCTCGCTAACAACAGTGCTGTTTACGATAATAAGCCTGAGTTTCAGACTTTTTTAAACGAATGGAAGGAGCTTTATGAGTCCAAATCAGGAGAGCGAGGAATATTCAATCGAGAATCCGCCAACCGGCACATTCTCTCTGGAGGTCGTCGTGACGTTCAAGGTTGGGACTTTGGAACGAACCCTTGCGGAGAAATATACCTACGAAGCGCCGGACTCTGTAACCTCACAGAGGTTATTGTCAGACCTGGAGATAACTTTGAATCACTTAGACGAAAGGTTGAGATTGCAAGCATCCTCGGTACTTTCCAGTCAACACTCACCGATTTCCGATATCTCCGGAAACAGTGGAAACGAAACGCCGAAGAAGAACGACTCCTCGGAGTAAGTCTAACAGGCATCTTTGACAATGCAACGCTTCGAGAAGAAGAGCCTACGGATTGGGAAGATGACGTAGATCTTGACGGACGCACTGTTACTCATATTCCTTACTGGAATCTCGATAAAAATCTTCAAAAGCTAAAGGACCACGTAATTGAAACCAACAAACAATGGGCCGCAAAGCTCGGAATCAACCAATCCGTCGCAACAACTTGTGTCAAACCTTCGGGAACGGTCTCTCAACTCGCAGGCTGCTCAAGTGGAATCCATCCTTCATATAGCCAATACTATTGGCGGACTGTTCGGCTGGACTCTAAAGATCCTCTGTGCGAGTTTCTTAAAACTACTGGAATACGGAATGAACCTGAAGTATTTCATCCAGACTCTCAAAGAGTATTCTACTTCCCGACGAAGGCACCGGACGGGGCGCTGACCAGTGACGCTCTCACGGCTCTTGAGCATTTTCGATTATATCTTACTTATCGTAAGTATTGGTGTGAGCATAACCCTAGCACTACAATTTACTACTCCGATAATGAGTTTCTTGAACTTGGTAATCTTGTGTGGAATAATTGGGATGACATCGGTGGGATTAGTTTTCTTCCTAGAAGTGATCACGTCTACCAACAAGCCCCCTACATCCCGATAACTAAGGAAGAATACGAACAGGCTGTAGCTGCTTTTCCGAAGATTGAATGGGAGAAATTCTATGAGTTTGAGAAAGAAGATCATACAACTGCTATGCATGAATTGGCGTGTGTCGCCGGAGTATGCGAACTCTAAAGTATTCTTTGATATGGCGTATAGACGAGAAGTAAGGGCCACTGGACGACATACAGAAAAGATGTGTGAAGTTTCGATTATGAAAGACCCCGCTTGTTTTGCACCAGGGCCCGTTGGGCACGTATATTGGGCTGATAAAGACACCTTAGAGCCTATTGTGTATGCCGCTTAAAAAAGTAATTGCTGGAATGGCCCTGGTGACGCTGATTGGCGTCATCTGGCCTCCTCCAGATCTAACAACAAGAATAGAAAGAGTCCTTATAATTATGCCGAAGATCTTTAATCCGTTTGAGGAGGCAATGACATTCCTGTGGGAGTTTGAAGGGGGTTTCGTAAACCACCCGAATGACCCAGGTGGTGCAACTAACCTGGGAATTACCCTTAATACTGCCAAAGATAACAAGCTTGACATGGACGGAGACGGGGATGTTGACATCGATGACATCAAGAACCTGACACCAGAGGCCGCTTACGGGGTCTACCGAGCCAAGTATTGGGATGCTATTGGTGGCAGTGCTCTGCCGTGGGATGTAGCGATTGTAGCGTTTGATGCTGCGGTCAACTGTGGCGTCCATAGAGCCCTCGACTGGATCAACCAAGCCAAAGGTACTAATAACCCCGTACAACACATCATGGAGCTTCGTAGGAGCCACTACGGGCGTATTATCAGCAAGAATCCGGGTCTAGCTGTCTTCAAGAACGGTTGGTACAGGCGTGTTAACGAACTTGCGAAGTATATTGATGTTCTCCGAAAAGACAGAAGTGAGAATGAATAGCTTCGTCACACACTTGACAGAAGAAAAGATTTATTATGGAGACTTAATTGTACTGAATGATTCCCAAAAATGGGTAACAGCCAGGACTCTTAAATATACTTTGAGTAGCCCAGAACTTAAAGATTGTTTTGTAGCACTTCAAACCTCCGATGAAGGTACTAATTGCTTGGCAGTGCCTCTATCGAAGGGAAATGATCTTATTTTTAATATCGAGGAAGGATCGAAGCGAGAATGAATGAAGTTGGTCAGAAGTTTGATCAAGGTAAACCCAGGATGGATCTCCTAGATTCAGATGCCATTGAGCAACTTGCTATGGTTCTTGGGTTTGGGGCAAAAAAATATGCGGCTCACAACTGGAGGGCAGGTATTTCTACTAGCCGTCTAGTTGCTGCCGCATTGAGACATCTATTCGCGTATCTCCGAGGAGAAAACAACGACCCAGAATCAGGTCTCAGTCACGTTGCACATGCAATGTGTTGCTGCATGTTCCTGTTAGGGCGCACCGAAGCATCTATGGATGATCGGTGGAGGCCCACTAAGGTTGAACACGGCCCGCTTCCTCCACGTACTCCCACTGTCGTAGTTGTTGGGGGCCAGAAATTCGAGTGCGTTCCTTCTCAGTCGTCATCCGTCGCATCATCGCCCCCTGAAGGGCTTCTGTATAATCATGGAAGCCCAATTCAATTGCCTTCTGCATGTGTGTCGAAAGCTGATCCGTATTTCCGCTCTGAATAGCGTCTATTCCTAAGTCAACTAGGCGTTTCTTCCTGTCCGCCAATGAAAGACGTTGTTCATCAATGTCTCTCTTGGCGGATTTTACTTTGACCTCTGGAATAGTACCAGCACCAATGATCGAAGCCATTGTCTCGAATCCGTCTCTACGGACGGTTCCGTATCCACGAGTTCCTCCAGGAATCGGTTTATCTCCGAATCCAATCTTACCATCCAAGGGATTCATGGAATCCGTAGGTAGTTCGGAGTCAAGGTTATTCAGAATCCTGTCTCCGATGCCAGGAAGCATCTGTTTCCAGGCTTTCCGTTTCTCTTCAACGGTTGCTGTCTTCATACCAACACGGTCCATACCGAGCGTCGAAAGAGCGTCAACAAGTTCTGCTCCAAAACCCACTCCCGGCATAAGTCCCTTGAATCCCCATTCCATCATCGACGGCATCACTTCCGGAGAAGTCATGGAGCCAGCAATATGAATCCCACGGGGATCTATAAGCTGAGTAGCTCCGGTGACAACGCCGAGCTTACCGGCATCAGGGATCGGTGAACGAAGAATCCATTCCGTCAGGGACGGAGTAGCTGCATTGACGTTGAATCCGGCCTTCTTCAAGGTGTCTTGGAACCATTCCTGCTTCTTGAAGAAATCAAAGAGCATATCCAGTTCCTTGAAAGCTATCGATCCTGTAAGGCCACCAAAGATGGCCGTAGACAACCACAGATTAGCAATCGGAATAGCTCTACTGAACTGACCCTTCGAGATTCCTTGGGCAGCATCCTTCATCATGATGGCTGTCATTCCCAGGAACCAGTTCTTGAACGTCGAGAGAGGCTTCATGCCCTCTCCGACAATCCCCGTACGGGCAATAAGCCCAGGGCGGTCTGTCATCGAGTAGTTCGCCATTGTGTCATCCACAAATCGCTCGACAGCCAACTTCAGTTCTTTCCCTTCCAGTCCATTCTTCTTGAGGAAGTCCAGACCAATCGCTGCGGCGTGCATACGCCCCATCGACTCCAAATGACGGCCAATAAACGTCCCACTAGCGATATCTCCAGTCTTCCGGAGAGCAGCCAGTCCTTTGTCCATGAGAGGGGCGTTGGACGTAAGTCCGGCCCCAACTCGACTAAACACCGAGACTTCAGAGACGAGAGTCGGATCAAGTTTACCACGAGCAGCCAGGAAGGCTGTCATCTCTCGAAACTCCTTGTCTCCGGTCAGCATTCGCAGCGTTCCTTCCACAAAGGAACCCGTAACACTTCCCTTCGAGTATCCCATATTAAATTTATAATTACTCAACATGGTTGGAGCAAAGGCCGTTGACTGAAGTGCTTGTCCGACAAGGAATGGTACATTTCCGAAGAACAGTATGGAGGTCATGAATCCACGACCAAGTTCTGTAGTCAGTTTACGAGCAATACCAGGACCAGTCTGACCAAGAGTAGCAACTTGAACAAGACCATCTGCAAAGGCTTCGATACCCCGCACAACAGCACCAGGATCAGCACCACCACGAGCAATATTCAAGTAGTCCATCGACCAAGACCGCAGTCTCGGAGGAATCTCTTGCATCGTGCTGATATCTTTCAGAGCCTTTCCGATCTGAAGGTTAGCGATGTAGTTAGATCCGTCCTTGATGTATGCATCATACGTCTTCATGAAGTTTTGTGGAGACAACTCCATGCCCTTTACTTCACCACGACGTGCTCGGTGAGCCTCAAAACCTCCCTTGGATTTAATGTCTGCAATTGCACTGGTAATAGCTTCCCGACGAGGATCACCCTTCTCAAGAGCCTGATAGATCTGTTCCAGCATAGTCGTAGAGATATTGTACTTATTTCCTTTGGTAGCTCTGTCCGCCACATCCACTTGAATCTGGTATGTTTCATCCTTGAACCTAGAACTGAGTTCCTTGGCCATCTTATTGGCCCCAAACTTAGTTTCCATACGATGAAAGGCAATAGTAGTTCCTTCCACGTCCTTGATGCGGACTAGCCAGGGACCAAATCCCTGGGCCTTCATAAAGTAGAAAGGCCGGAAAGGCATTGGAGCCTTCCCTTGTGCTTGGAGTTCGTCGTTAATACGAGACCATAGGTTATTAAGGGGCTCTTGGAGCCGCTCAAGCATCTTAACGTGTTTCTCTTTACCGCCCATAGCGATAACTGTGTCCCGAGAGGGCCACTCGATACCGTTATATTTATTTATAATGTCCGTGAGTACCCGACGATCAAAGCCACTGATCGAGTTCCAGATACCGGCAGGACTGTTCCTGTCGATGATCTTGTTGGGCAGCAAGCCCTTCCCGAACGATATCCCCTGTGTTAGGGATTCATGGAGAAGAACAGCTTGTTGCTTCGCGTTGGTTGCAAAGTCACTGACGTACTTAACCCACGGGTTACGAGTGTTGTTGTAAACCATCTGGGCATTCGACAGAGCTTCTAGTGTTTGCTCAAAAGGACTATCCGGAAGATCCTTGAGGGTCTTCGGATCGATCTCTTTCAACGCTTGCTCTGGAGGACGGTTCTCGCCGTCCGCAGAGCGCAGAAGTCCCTCCCGATCCGTACGAACTTGTGCTAAAGTCCTTTCGGGGGCCTTACTATCATTTTTATTGCGGAGCTTGTCAATCAGGTCTCCAACCTTCTTCGAGACCCCAAAATCCACGGCTCCTCGCTGCCCTATAGGTGGCAATGGGCGAGGTGCGTGTACTTCCACAATTTCAGAAGCGAACACATTTGTTCTAGACCCATCCTCTCGAAGGACTTTAGGAATGAACGTTTTTTCCCCACCGGCGTTTACAAGTTTACTTTCTATGACTTTACCTATTTCGACTTTTCCAGTTTTACGGTCTTGGTAGGAAATCCTAACCCCGTCAGGGAGTTTCCTGAAGCCCGGAAAGATGTCTACCACAGGATTGTTTGGATTAGTTGTTTTGTCCTTATACTCACGACGAGCAATTTCCATCTCAACTTTATCCAATGTACTACGAACATCCTCCCTCAGAGTTTCGTCCAGAGCAGGTTTAAAATTCTTACCTGTCTTAAAATATCTTTCTCGCAGGGATGTTGCTAGGGCTTTTAGTTGCTCGGTCGATTTCTTAGCGAAATCTGAGAATACAGTAGGATCTACCGCACCTCGCTGCGAGAGCGGAACACCCTTAGCTTTGAAGCCATCCCACATAGCTTTGCCCTGTTCTGTTTGGAACTTAGATGGCTCTATGTCATTACCAAGTTCCCGAGCAAACTTATACATCTCTGTAGCGAGACCTTGCCTTTGGAAAAATGGATCTACTTCCGTTCCAGCCGAATGTAAGTTACGATCTTTTAGTTCTACCAAACCTCCCCTAGATGGGACAAATGTAGCCCTACCGGCGATCTCCCTAGTCTGGGGGTCGTAGGCATAAATCGCAAGACTATCCTTTGCTCCCCGAGCAATTAAACGAAGACCTCTTTCAACTAAATCCTTAGCCTTTTGAAATCCTTCAATAAACACTTCCGGGTTAACGGCCCCTCCTTGCCGACCACCCGGACGGCCTTTTGGGGATCGTCTTCCTGGTCCTTTCTTAAAGGGATCAATAGTCTTCTCGATCTTGGGCTGGTTACGAACACGCTCCTCGTGCATCTTCACACGACTATCGATCTTCTCCTTGAGTGCAGCTATGTCTTTCTCGACAGCTTTCATCGATTTGGTGTAAGACACCAACTCTCGACCAATCTGTTGTCCAGAACCACCTTCTCCGATACGGCGTTGTCCGTAACGCTGTGCTACCTCTCCCTGCATTTCTCCGATGCCTTTGAGGTTCTCTTCCATCTTCGCAAGACGAGTCTGCATACCTTTCAGGTACGAGTCACCGGCAATGGCTTCCGCAACACGAGCGTCAGCAACCTGCCAACCAGTAGTGGCTGCAAAGTCCTCACGCCCAAAGAACGGCCTGTTCCCCTCAAAGGGAACTCCAGGAATCTCCGGTTCTGAGAATTTATTAGCAAGTGTGGGTCTATCCCACTCGACGGTGCCGGGAGGCAGCCCATCCTCAGTTACACGACGGACATCATTCTCGGGACGTTGATAACGAGTCCCCCCTTCAGGCCTTCCGGGCTGCTCATTAACAGGAGTCCTTGAAAGATCATAACGAGTATCAGGAAGTTCTCGGGTCATTCCAACACGAGGATCTCCGTAGAAAGGACGATTTGGGTCCACAGGAAGTTCCTGACCAGCCCGATTCATCTTATCTAGTTGTGGGGGAGTATCTTGCCGTGTGAACGGACTACGGGGAGTTTGAGCATCGATAGCTGCTGTATCAGAGAGGTTCTCTGGACCAAACTGAGGGCGTTCTACGACCGGGGGACGAATCTCAGGCTGCCCAAACATATCCCGCTCAATATACGACGGGACTTCTCCCATTCCGTATTGAGGGGCACGTACAGTACCTTCGAGAGGGGCATGTGCCTGCTCAACCTGTTCCCAGACACGCGGAGTTTCTGGGGCAGGAGGTGCTTCTCGAATACCAGTGTCCCTTTTGAGATCTCTTCTAAGTTTATAGTTAGTCATTCCTTTCGATATTGCTGTTCCAGAACTTTTCGCCCCAAGCGCTATTGCAGAAGATTCAGTAAGCCCCTCAATAAGAGATCGGGCTTGTCCAGATTTAGTATGAACTCTATCATATACTTCTTTATACTTATTTGGATCAATTTTTTTCAAATCTTCTAGTAAGCCAAGGTCAAAGGCCCGCTTTAGTTTTTCATAACTAGCACCGATACCAGAAATAGATTTTTTAAAAAGATCCCCCATTGTCTCATCAAATCGTTGTCCAGTGAAAGTTTCTGGCATAGTTCCTGTAATAGTTCTAGCCTGATTCATCCCACTATGAAAACCCTCTCCAGCAGCCTCTCCAACAGGAACGCCAGCAGCAAGAGCGGCAAGACTATTTCCGGCAGCCTTAACTCCACCAGCAATTACCCCAATACCTTGTCCCGCAAGATTAGCTGGAGTTTCAAGAAGCCCACCTAAAAAATCTCCAGCCATGTGTAATTTAGATTGAGGAATTTCAGCCGGGGGCTGTTCAAAAGAAGGAAACATGGAGGGAAGATTAGATTTGCTCTCTTTAGAAACAAGATGCTTGATAATGTCTGCATCCGCATAGCCCTCTTTACGGGCAGCGTCAAGCTTGAACCCACTCTTCTTCGAGAGATGTTCGGCTATCTCTGCATCAGAGTAGCCTTCTCGTTTTGCACCTTCGTAGTCAAATGCCATTAGTCGAATGATCCAAGGGGCTTACGGCCCTGCGGTGGAGTAAAGTTTTTCAATGATTGTCCAGGGGCCGGTGTGGCGTCCGGTGATCCAGCGCCCTTCTCTCGGAAACCTTGTAAACGCATTCCATCAGTTATATATTTAGAACGACCGGTCTGTACCTTTTCATCCATCGGATTGCTGATAACACCCATCTCAAGCATCTTCTTGATGTTGGCATCGTAGGCACGCCCAAGGCCCGCCTCGTACTGAGGTGCATACTTCATGAGAGCTTCTGTGTCTCCGGCTTCACGGGCCTTCGACATCTCTTGTTCCAAGTAGTTCACGTATGCAACTGGATTGTTCATACTTGGGGTTCTACCACCACCGGCAGCAGCCCTTGCTTTTGAAGCTTCGGCAGCGATCTCAGCAGCCCTAATAGTGTATTTCCCACTCTCAGCGCGACCACGAACGTCTTCATTGCCCTTAGCTTTAATAGTCTTCATCTCTTGAGCCATCTTGACGCTGTTTACGGCAGCGTCGTACATCGGCTTCCAGTTCATCGGGTTCTTGAAGTGTTCCGGGAATTTAAAGCCCTGTTGCTCAAGTTCCTTGGCACGCTGATCGACATACTCGATTGCGGCCACAGGCCCACGCGCTTGTTCTATGGACATCGCTTGCTCAAGAAGAGAAGCTGCATACTGATTCTCTTGTGTAAATCTCTTGAACTTAACGTCGTCAGCTTCACCAAGATACTTAGTAACCTTGGCCTTTAGGGCCTCTGGACCAAACTCTGTCTTCATATCGAATTCGTTCTTGGCCATGCCATGCTGAAGCTGAGAACCAGCAGCTTGTCGTGCAAACGGAAGCTGTCCCTGAATAGTTTCACCCTTCAGTTGACGTTCCATCTGACGAAGCGGAGCACCTTCTTGTTTCTCCGCGAAGTCGTACCGACGCTCTTGTTCCCCAAGATCCTGCATACGCATCTGTTGACCAAGCATCTGACGATAGTCTTGTTCGTTCTGATGGTACATCATGCCAGCAAGGGCATTCTTCGGAGCCCAACCAATCTCCGGCTTAATCGACATCGGGTTGATATAGTTAAGGTCAGCCATTATGCGAGTAGTCCTTTGATTCCATTTACCACGTTGGGGATGTTACTGATAACATTACCAAGAGCACCATTACTTTGCTGATTTGCACCCATAACTTGGTTAGCTCCTTGGGCTGCAATAGAGGCAGAAGTTCCTGGGCTAAAACCTGCGCCAGCGTTCTGGGCCAGTTGTCCTTGGAAGTTGGTTGCATAGTTCATTCCAGTCTTCTGAATCCTGTCGGCAACGTCGTACAGGACGTTTGAGCTATTGTTGAATCCACGAGAAGCAGCAACACGCTGCGCGTCACTCGACGCTACATCGGAGAGTCCCTTGAAGACAGCGTTGTTCTTCCAGAAGTTCGGATCAGTGTACGATTCTTTAAGCATGTTCTGGTAGAACGGACGTTGTGATCCGAAAGGATCTCCACGATCCGCAGCAGCCGTAAGAGCTTTCTGAAGCTCATCGGCATTGTCTTTACTTTGTAGCCACTCCAGGAGAGAGCCTCCAGCCTTCAGGAAGGAACCAAGAGTAGAGGCCGTTCCTGTGGCTCCAGGAGAGCCTGTAACCGTGTTAAGAAGGGTATCCCACCAACCACCTCCAGAAGCAGCACCAGCGCCCATTGTAGCGCCTGTGAGGGCTGTTCCTGCTGTGGTTGCAGCTTGTAGTCCAAGACCTCCTCCAATCCCCATAGCTCCAGCACCGCCACCGGCGGCAATAAGTTCCGGAGTAAGTCCAAGCCCTGCGGTATTCAAACCAAGACCAGCACTTCCAACTCCACCAAGTCCTTGACCAGCACCGGCCAGTGAGAAGTCTCCGGCTGCCCCACCAGCAGCGGCTTCGGTCCCCGCCAGTGCGCCGCCTTGGCCCAACCCGGTCAAACCCGCCCCGGTAATGGCTGATATGAGCCCAAGACCAATATTCAGGTTTCGGGCATAGCTCGCCGGGGTGTACTCGAACGCCTGCCGTTGCGCGCTCGGATCATAGGTGACGCTTCCATCGTCATTGAACACGTAGGGAAGGCCACCGTACTGCGTTTGAAACTGCTGCGGGGTCAGGTTGTTTTTGGCAAGGTATTCTTCGATGCCCATCGATTCCACGGGACTCCCGCCGCCACCTATACCGAGGTTGAGCAAGTCTCTCAGGTTTGTGTACTGAAACTTCGCGCCTGTAGGTACAGGCACACCACCCTCCATACGCAAATGGAGGTCTTCTAGGCTCCAAAGACCGTTATCTCCCGCTGACGTAGCTAGGCCTCGTTCCTTGGCCCTCCGTAGGTTCTTTGCATCTTGTGAATCAGACATTATTTATAATTTCCCATTTTTACAAAACCTGCCAACCAGCACCACCAGCATCATAAATAAGATTCTGACCAGTAGTGAGGGACTTTACGAGGAGGGTCTTGTCTGTTCCACCGTCGTCAATCTTAATGGTAACAACTCTAGTTGCTGCATTACCATTGTAAACGTGAATCGTATCAATATTACGGACTATGTTATTTCCAGGAGCCGCACAGATATCTACGTCAGTAGTTCCATTACTGGCTGTAGCTAACCACGCTCCTTGATACTCAGAGTTATCTGGCTTCGTCATTGCGCGAACATCGTAATAGAAGACGTTAGCAATAACGTCTGTACCAGCCGCATCTAAGACAAGCTGAAGTTTTGTGGTAGTCTTAGTAAGACGTATCATTAGGATCTCTTGTTATAGTTTAGTTCGATTCCCTGGAGTCTTGCTGGACTTTGTAGAGTATCTGACAATCTAAACGCTATTCGACGAGCAACCCCAAGGGCGTAAAGTCGAGAGTTTGTGAGACTCATGTCTATGTCTTTCCCGGTACTCCAAGTAACGTAGTCGTCCTTACTCCACGACACAGTAATGTTTGACGTTGATCCTTGTAGATCTCCAATCAGTGAGAAGGATGTAAAGTCTTTGTAGTCTCTGCTGTCGGCATCAATAACAGATGTACGGATTAACCGTACAATCGATGTGTCGATGTCAAGATAAGGGACGGGATTACCGGGCTCATAGATGTAGTACGAGTTGCCGGAGGCAGAGATTATGCCCTGCCCATTAACTGTATTCTCCCAAGAGCGGAACAAAGAAGACGACTTGGCACTGACCCAAACATTCCAGATCTTTCCCTCAACATCATAACAAAGCCATTCATTAGCACAATAAATAAGTAGAAGTTTACGACCCCCCATCTGAATAAACTTGATGTAACCATCAAAGTTAATGAGGTACTTATCTTGAAATGCCCCTGAAATCTTCTCGGGAACAAGGCCGTTCATGGTGTAAACACCAAGACCATCTTCAGTCTGACCTATCCAGAATATGTTGTTGTTGCCCTCAACAATTGGAGGAGCATTCCCAGAAAGAGATGCCCAAAGACCACCACCAGAAGTAGGTTTAAATATTCCAACTTTCTGGAAGTTCTCAGACAAACGTTGTAGTGGGGAGCCTGTCGTTTGCTCACCAATCCGGAACACTTCCATTGCTTCGGCCTTAAAGGCCAACACATAGTTTCTATATTTAAACGCAGTGACTAACGGGCCAGGGGTAATATCCACTCCAATGAAATCAGTGTAGGTTCCAGTCGGAGTGTTCAACGGAGAGTTATAGAGACGCCCGTCCGTGTTAGCGACGATTACATACCCATCAATATGCACCAAGTGTCCAATAGAACCACTCGGAACTGTGATGTGGGTATCACTAACATCACCGTCCGCAAACATATAAACAGTCGAGTATGTGTTAGATGACCCTGCTGAGATATAAAAAATAGCTGTTGTGCCGGAAGCATTCTTGGCTTCTGACACATGGAAGATAGGACTCAATGAAGTATTCTGAGCGGTTTTAGTTCCCCCAGAATCTACAGGAGTCATACGATACACGTTACCTGCTGGAGAGTAGTATCCATATCTACAAGTCTTACCGAGAGCCCTCCAGTAGTAGAAACCAGTGAGGGCGACGTAATCAGTATCTTGAGTTCCAGACGAAGGAACCCCCATCCGCTTCTCCACAAAAATAGTCTTTTTGCCGGTGTACGGATTCTCAACTGGATAGAAGAGACAGTTCTGGAATGTCTGATCTTTCGTGGGAATTGCAGACACGTTAGCGTCAATCCCACGATCAGTCATTGAACCTACAAGAGGAATGAATTCGTTCACGTTACATCCTAAAAGGATTCGGAGACGGCGAAAAATGAATCGAGCCTTCTTCGTAATCATTGTCAGACACTTCAGAAACCCATTTATCACGCTCTCTCCTTAATGTAGACAGTTTTGCAATCTCCATGTTATAAGTAGGAGCCAATAGAATTGCCAACTCATAGATCAACGGTAGATTCCATTCCACAGGGAAGTCGGGAGTATCTGTTCCAGCATCGAAATCCTCAAGCATCCGGTGATATCGAAATAGAACAACTCTTTCTCCACTACCAAACCTTGGCCATACCCGGAAAGTACCAGAGTCAATAAGAGGCTCGTAGTTAAGATACAAAGGGTATTGCTCTTGGTTCTTGTTTGAGAACGTCAGAAATTCCTCGGTCGTGATAATACGAACAGGAACGTCACTCTCACTGATCGTCGTTGATCCAACAATCGTGTACGCTTGAAGTATACGTAGAGGCTTCTTTATCCGAGAGGAGGTTGCGTAAGCATAAACCCGATTCCCAGAACTAGCTGCGGATGTGACTCCAGCCGCAAGTGTTATAGTGCTCCCAGAAGGGGCACCACTAATAGTAGTCCAATCAATACTACCGTCGTCAAGCTCAACACCAATCTGATTAGTATCAGAGAAACCTGAGATTGAGGTTACAGTTAGGGTTGTATCTGTAGCTGCACTATCGGCAGTTAATGTAGTCGTTGCATATGTACTAACAATATGTGAACCCACCGAGATATTGTATGCTGTTGAGAACGGAAGAATAAATCCGTAACTCATCGCCCACAAAGGCATCCCTAAACTAGCGTTATAGCTTTTTACGATCGAGTTTAGAAGCAACGATGCATTAGTTGTTTGATTCGTAGTAGGCGTAAAATCTTCGTCAACGACAACAAGGCGATAAGCCGCCTTGATGATCTCATCACGCGTTGTGGTCCAATCAACAGAACCGCTAGTTGCCATTTATTTTCTTCTTTGCGTAGAACAGGGTACGATCCCCGAAAAGGTAAAACCCGACAATCGCCGCAGCGTTGTCGATAGCTTCCGTGTCTTCCATGTTTGAGCCGTGTACGTAAGCCCACGTACCAAGAACACAGACAACCACAAAAGGGCGCATAAGGCGAACAATCGCCTCTACCCACGGGTAGGAACTGTTATTACCTCCGGCCTCGTTAATAGCCTTGAAGTGTTCCAGTTCTTTGTCTTTAATCTTCGTGTATTCGTCAATGTTGGCGGGCTTAAAGTTTTCACTACCAAGCCACTTATTGATGGCAGCCTTACCACCATCAACCAGAAGTGGAACAAGGGCCGTTAGAATTGTAATTGGGTCCATGCTTATCGCTGTCCTGGAGGAAAGATGTAGTCTTTAAACATGGCTATTAGGGCCAGTAATGAAGATCCAATCCAAAGGATACCGCCCACCATTCCTTTGTATTTTGTTAGCTCGGTGTTTAACTCTGCCAAGCTGGTCTTGATTTCGTCGAGTGTCTCTAATTTGGTTTCCACGACAGTTATACGGTCCGCTAGATCGATATGCGATCTGCGACGTTCCTCTCCCTCGTACGACATTTAGTGTTATAACTCCCCATTGTTATGTCCTGTTGGTATCGTTGTTTCTTGGACACCTACCGAAGAATCTATGTAGGTAGGACCGACTTCAACGTCTGCCGGTCGAGGGCGTGTCCACTCAGGTGCTTTTTCAGGGTTAGGGACTTTAAGGAAGTCTTGAGGATGCCGAGGTTCCCAACATCCGTCACAGACCATAAGACCAGTCCATTCTTTCTTTAGATTATAAAATTTATAACGAAAGCCACATCGATCACAGATCGCGTTACGTTCGTTTGACGCTTGTTTGTGGGACATTAAGCCACCAGCGCCGGTTGCGTGAGGCCGGTATACCAGTCAGCCCACGACACGACATCGACAAGCCCGAGCTGCTCCAGACCCCTGATATGTGTCATCAAATCGGTGAAATCAGAAATCGTCCATTGCGTCGAACTTGGTCCCGCAACCACTAGCGAGTGTCCGTATAAAAACAACGATCCGCCTTGCATTATCAAAGAATTCACAATGCCTTTGGCGTACGCCAAACTCGTAGCTGACCCCATCGACAAACTGCCCATACGTAGCGGATTGTCTACGCCGAATTCATCGGTCAGGTTGAACACATTGCGCGATTCACGCGCACTCACGCACCCTGCGGCAGCCAGGGCGGCGGCCACACTTGCGTTGGTCGCGTTCTCCGCGTACGCCAAAAAATCCCGCGTAACCGCCGGCTGGCCATCAAAGAACCCCTGTTCAGCCAGCCACTGACGGTTTCTCAGGTAGTCCGCAGCAGCGGCGGCGGCCCCCAATGTCTCGTAGCTGATGTGATCGTACGAATGATTCAGTGCATGCCACCCTGCTGCTTTTAGCGGGATCACGCTGTCGATAACGGTGGGCGTCGTGTATACATTGGACAGCGCAACGTAAGCCGTCCAACCATACCCATCGATCACCGGCAGGGCGTAATCAACGACAGACGCCGTGATGTCGTCAAATCCGAGGATGATCTTCGGGCGGCACTTTGACCCAACATCGATAGTGTCTAGCCACAACACATCATCAGGGGTGAACGAACCTGATGGTGTGATCGTGATCCCCAGGAAGTTTGCAACGGCTGTGTAGTCGTAATCTGTGCCACTGGCGGATGTTGTGTAACCGGATGGCTTATGCGTCGGATCTCGGTTGTTCAGCGGCAGCCAGAGATAGTTCCAGCCCTCGCGCAGGATGTTCGAGTTATAAGCGTACCGAGCCGCGTTCGTCCCGTCCGTTCCGGCAGAAATCGTCAGCTGGATACTGTGGTTGCCTGACTTTCCCGGCCAATACAAACGAAAACGCGCCAACCCCTCCTTGAGGGTCAGCGGCATCACTGCCGTGATGTTTTTAGATACCACTGCCGTGCCACCGCCGACGCTAGGGGTGATCTTAAGCGACGTACTAGATGCGCCTTTGCGCACCGCCGCATCGTACGCTACCGTGCAATTGACGATCGTGACCGCGCTAGGGAAGATGTCCGAAAAATCGTAGCGCCGAGCACGAGGCATGATGCCGTAGTTCTGCGGCCAGCGTGCGGCAGCCATTACACCGGCCTCCAGAGCACCGCCACGAGGTTGTCATCGCTCGCGTTGCTACAGGTGATTGTCAGAGCGCCCGCGCTGTTGATTGCCCCGAGGAAGTCTCGATAGCCGACTGATGCCACAGGCAGCGTGTACGTCTGCGCCGCACCGTCCGAGTCCGCGAATCCGGTAATGACACAAGTTCCGGTCAACGCCGTGTGAATCAGCAGGCCCATTAGGTGCGTGTCGTTCGCAGCACCGCCTCCGATTGTTACCGCCGTCGTCTTGCTGATGATCGACAGGTTGCATTCTTGACGCACTGGCACATAAGCCGCAGTGGCGCTTGACACATTACGCACACCTGTTATATTACCCTGCTCTACAACGTGAAGATTATTACTTGTGGATTTAACCGGCTCGATAAGAGCTTTTCCAGAATCTGCTGCTGCTGTCAGCGTTGTAGATTGTCCGTGTACTGCTACATTATCTGCCATAATTTATTTCATCTTCGCGGACTTGGTGCGCGCGAAGCTCCTATTCGCTGATTTCGATTGTACTCGAAGGTTAGAGGTGCTATTACTACCGCCCTTGGCGATAGGTGTCTTATGATCTACGTCTTTACCGTCGCCCTTGTGGGCTTTCCCGGCTTTTACCATTGCTGCTCGGGCTTGATTCCGATCAGAGCGGTTTGCAATCTGAGTCGCTGTTCCTTGGTAGTTCTGATATTCCTTTTTAT